AGCCTCTACCATGAGGACCCTATCGAGTGGGTGAGGCAAAAGGAAGTCATGCGGGAGAGACAAGAGAAACTTGGTGCTATTCAGTCCGAACAGCAACGACTATCTCAAGTGTCCCAGTATGAACAGCAGCGCGCCATGGAAGCCCAACTTGCCAGCCAGCAAGAAGCTCTCTTGGCAGCTTTACCTGATTGGAAAGACCCCAAGAAGGCAAAGGCCGAAAAGGCGCTGGTGATTGAGTCTGCGAAGGCAGCAGGCTTTACCGATGAAGACTTGAAGAGCGTTTACGACCACCGACTGGTTTTACTGCTGCGTAAAGCGGCACTGTTTGACCAGATGGTAAGTAAGCGCCAAGGCATTAAGCCTGTGGTGAACAATGGCCCACGAACAGCCAAGCCTGGTGCAGCTGGTCGGGTTTCGACAACAACTGAGAGTGTGCGAGCAAAGCAGCGTCTTGCAAAAACTGGTCGCATCGATGATGCGGCTTCTGCAATTGAACATTTATTGAAATGAGGAAATTATGGCTATCGTAAGTAACACGTTCTTGACCTATTCGGCCAAGGGCATCCGCGAAGACTTGAGCAATATCATCACAAATATTGCACCCGAAGAAACACCTTATATGTCAAACATTGGCCGTGAAAACGTGTCCAACGCATTGTTTGAATATCAGACCGATACATTGGCCGCAGCTGCTGCCAATGCCCAGTTAGAGGGTGACGATGTTGCATCGTTTGACTCTGTGACTGCTACTGTACGTTTGCAAAACTACGCACAGATTTCACGCAAGACAATCATCTTGTCAGCTACTGAAGAAGTGGTGAACAAGGCAGGCAGGCGCTCAGAATTGGCCTACCAAATCGCGAAGCGTGGCGCGGAATTACGTCGCGACCAAGAATTCGTGATGTTGAATGGTGGTGTTGCTGTTGCTGGTGACTCTACAACTGCCCGTGTGACTGCTTCTTTGGGCGCGTTTGTTAAGACAAACACCGACAAAGGTTCTAGCGGTGCTGATCCATCTTACACAACGCTGCCAAACAGCGCCCGTACAGATGGCACAGTGCGCACATTTACTGAAACCATTCTTAAGAATGTGATTCAGAAGGTGTGGACACAAGGCGGTACACCTAAGATTTTGATGTGCGGTCCTGTTAACAAACAGCGCGTGTCATCTTTCACTGGTATTGCCTCTAGCCGTTTCAACATTGATGGCGGTGCAAAGCCTGCCACATTGGTTGGTGCAGTTGACATTTATGTCTCTGACTTTGGTAATGTCCAAGTTATCGCTAACCGCTTCCAGCGTGAGCGTGATGCATGGGTGATCGATCCTGACTACGCCAAGATGACTGTGCTGCGCCCTTACCAGCAAGTCGAATTGGCCAAGACTGGCGATGCTGAAAAGCGTATGCTGATCGTGGAATGGGGTCACAAAGTATTGGCTGAAAATGCCCATGGTTTGGCAGCAGACCTGATTACTTCCTAATCGGAAGGTAAACTGAAAGGGCCGAGGAAACTTGGCCCTTTTTTTAAAATGATTCACAAAAGACTATTTAGCGAAAACAAAGATCAAGGCATCAAACGCATTTGGCATGAGAATGCTGAAACTGGCGATGTGACCATTGAGACCCAACAAGATGTGACTGCTGTTATTGAGGCCAACAAGGCCATCTATAACGCTACAGATGAGAAAGCCAACTGGACTGGTGAGTGGCACTTGGTGGCATCCATCCCAGAATCCCTTTATTACAAGATGAAGGCCGAGGGCAAGATCGATGACCAGGAGTACATGAAAAAATGGCTCAACGACTCCGACAATCAATTTTTTAGAACACGACCTGGGAAAGTATGAATTACATTGCAGTCTGCACACCGGCCCGTGATCAGGTCCACACAAATTACACCTATTGCATGGTGAATATGGTTGCCTTTCACACACTCAACACTGAAGACGCTATCAGTTTGAAATTGATGCAAGGCACAATCATTCAAAACCAAAGAGCTGATCTTTGCTTGGATGCCATGGCCGAAGGCTGCACCCATATCCTTTTCATTGACTCGGACATGACCTTTCCACAAGACATGGTCCAGCGGCTCTTGAAGCACGACAAAGAAATTGTGGCTGCCAACTGTGCCAGGCGCAGAATGCCCACTGGACCAACTGCCCAGAACTATGACGAGAACGGCAAGCGCCAGGCGGTCTACACCATGCCAGAATCGACTGGAATTGAAGAGGTGGGAAGCATTGGAACGGGCATAATGCTGATCAAGCGCGAGGTGTTTGAGGGCATGAGTGAGCCATGGTTTGATATGCCATGGCAGACCACCAGAGGCTACATGGGTGAAGATGTGTTCTTTTGTAAGAAAGCGCAAGAGCTAGGTTACAAGGTCTACATCGACCATGATGTCTCAAAGGAAATTGGCCACATTGGCACATTTGAGTTTCGCCATGAACACACTTGGATTGTGAAAGAAGAGATGGAAAAAGAGGCCCAATAATGGCACTGACTACATACGCGGAACTAAAGACATCTATTGGTGACTGGCTGAATCGGTCGGACCTGACTTCTGTCATTCCTGACTTTATCTCTCTGGCCGAGGCACAAGTGGAGCGAACACTGCGCACCAGGCAGATGATCGTCAGGGCCAATGCGTCTTTTGATGCGCAATATGGCGCAGTGCCAAGTGACTTTTTGGAGGTTAAATCCCTCAAACTCACAAGCACAAACCCCCAGACACCATTATCATTCTTGAGCATTGATGCCTTGGACAATGAGATGACCAAGTACACGGCCAGCGGCAAACCCAAATTTTTTGGCATTGTTGGTGGCCAGTTTCGCATTGTCCCAACACCAGACGCAAATTACACAACTGAGCTGACCTATTACGCAAAGTTGGCAAAGTTATCAAATGCCAATACAAGCAATTGGCTTTTAGCCTCAAGCCCCGACATTTATCTGTATGGCGCATTGCTCCAGGCTGCGCCATACTTGCAAGATGATGCGAGAATCCAGACATGGGCAACACTCTATGAGCGAGCCTTAAATGACGCGCAAACTGCCGATGATCGCGGTGCATCTTCTGGTGGTGCATTGTTGACCCGTGCAAAGACTTTTGGATAAGGACTAGACCATGTCATCTTTCACCGACTACACCGAAAACTTAGTTTTAAATTTTCTATTTACAACGAACACGGCAACGCGCCCCACTGCCTGGTATGTTGGCCTTTTCACGGCTGCCCCAAGCGACACGGGTGGCGGCACTGAGGTGTCTGGCAGCGGCTACGCACGGGTGGTCACTGGCACGATCTCAGGCTCTGGCACGGCCACGACATTCACCAATGCAGCGGCCATCGAGTTTGCAGCTGCTTCTGGCGGTAACTGGGGATCAGTAGGCTGGGCTGGCATTTTTGATGCAAGTACATCTGGCAATCTATTAGCCTGGGCTCCACTCACCACAGCGCGCACCATCAATGATGGTGATGTCTTGCGCATTCCAGCCGCATCTTTGAGCATCACATTGGCCTGATATGGCAGCCTATGGATCGGGGAATTTTGGTGTTGGCCAATACTCTGATCCGAGGGTAGGCTACGGCTACGGCTCCTACGGCAAGGGCAACTACTCCAGAGGCACGTTTGAGCCTCAAGTAATCATTACAGACACCAGCACCATGGTGGTGGCTGGTTCAACTGTTTCCAACGCGCAATTTGAGATTTTTGACCAGTCCACCATGGCGGTGGCTGCCATCAGATATGTGTCTGCTGCCATAGCAATCACATCCACCAGCACAATGTCTGTGCAGGCCAATGAAATCTTTGATGGCGCGGTGGCCATTACCGGCACAAGCACCATGGCCGTGGCGGCCAATAGGCTCACAACTGCATCAGCCACAATCAGCGACACCAGCACCATGGCCGTGGCAGGGGTGCGCTATGCAGTGGGCGCAGCCGCCATCAGCGACACTAGCACCATGGCGGTGGCTGGTCTAAGATACGCCATTGGCGCGGCCACCATCACTGACACATCGACACTGACAGTGTCCACCAGCATCATTGGCAATTCTGGCTTTGCTGTGACTGGCACAAGCGTCATGGTGGTAAATGCGCAGCGCAGGCAGCCTGGTGCAATTGCATTCACAGAAACATCATCCATGGCGGTCAATGCAAGACTAAAATGGGAAGCAGAAAGTGACACGTCAGAGAGCTGGTCTGGGATATCTGATAATTCAGAAACTTGGACACCGATCTCTGACCAGTCAGAAACATGGAATGCAATTAGTGATTCAAGTGAAACTTGGACTGCAATTGCTGATAATAGTGAAACATGGCAAATTGCCGCATGAGGTGAAAAATGGCTGATACAACCACCACGAATCTATTGCTGACCAAACCCGAAGTCGGTGCATCCACCGACACCTGGGGAACGAAGATCAATTCTGACCTAGACAGCATTGACGCATTGTTTGATGCAGGCCCAGTATTGAAAGTATCAAAAGGTGGTACTGGTGCTGCAACCCTTACTGGACTTATAAAGGGTAATGGTACATCAGCATTTACTGCGGCTACTGCGGGGACTGACTATGTAACTGCAACAGGTACAGAGACACTTACAAACAAGACACTTACAAGTCCAACACTAACAACACCAGTATTGGGTACTCCTTCATCTGGAACATTATCATCTTGCACAGTTGATGGCACAAATGCAGTTGGCTTTAGGAATATTCCTATTAACAGTAATTCTGCTGCTTACACGACAGTATTAGCAGACTCAGGCAAGGTGATTTTTCACCCGTCAACTGATGCAAATGCAAGAACTTTTACTATTGATTCAAATGCTAATGTTGCCTATCCATTGGGAACAGCAATCACATTTATAAATATGACTGCTGAAGCTGTAACTATTGCGATTACTTCAGACACAATGTATTTATCTGCCGCTGGCACTACTGGATCAAGAACTTTGGCTCAGTATGGTTCTGCAACAGCAATCAAGATGACTTCAACAACTTGGCTTATCTCAGGGAGTGGCTTAACATGAGTGGCGCACTACAAGTAGTTTTTCAGAACCAAAGAAGTTTTATTACTGTTCCAGGTGCGCCTACCATTGGTACAGCAACTCAAACAGGCCCAACAACGGCTACTGTGGTTTACACAGCACCAGCAAGTGATGGTGGAACTGCTATTACGTCTTATACGGCCACATCTTCACCCGCTGGCGGCACAGGCACATTAAGCCAAGCAGGTTCAGGAACAATTACTGTTACGGGTTTAACAACAAATACAAGCTATACATTTACAGTTACTGCAACCAATGCAGTTGGAACAGGCCCAGCAAGCGCAGCAAGTAACAGCGTAACGCCAATTGCCCCCACAACAATAGGTGAGGCATTTGGTGGCGGTTTTTACGCTGGTCAGATTGGTGTAAGCGGTACGGCAACACATTACTTAATTATTGGGCCTGTGGCTTCTGCCCAAAGTAATGATAGAAAATATAAAAATGCAACCACAGCTACTGCGGGTGCAGATAGTGTTATAGACGGCCCACAAAACACGGCAGACATGGTAGCTGATGGCAGCTCAACAGTTTACCCTTGTGCACACTTCTGTAATGATTTGGTAATTGGTGGTTTTTCTGACTGGTATATGCCCGCCAAAAACGAGTTGGAAGTCTGTTATTACAATTTGAAACCTACAACTACATCAAATGTTACATCAGTAGGCACAAATCCAAATTCAGTTCCCGAAAGAACTTCTAATTACACAACTGGAACACCAGCACAAACGTCAGTTACAGCTTTTCGTAGTGGAGGTGCAGAACTTTTTTCAACAACCCATTATTGGTCTAGCACTGAGGTTTCTGCTACGAACGCAAGAACAGTTTCTTTCTCGGATGGCTCACAGAACAGCTACCCTAAGAGTTATGAAAACCCTGTTCGTGCCATCCGCAGAATTCCTGTTTAATAAAGGAATATCACAATGTACATTTGTATTACCGAAGTAGATGCAGTTACAAAAATACCTTGCACAGTTGAGCCACAACGCACAGGCCCATCAATGCCTGCGGTTAAGGGTTGGACTCATTTATGGCATGACAGTTCTACTTGGCCTGTGCAAACATCATCTAATGGAACATATTTAAGTGCGCCTAAATACTATGGAACTTGCGATGATGATGCCGACACAAGCATTGCGGGTGTTCTGCAAGTTCTGACTGAAGAAGAATACAACGCTGCGAGAGCTGCTGAACATGAAGCCCGTAAACCTTATCCATCTTGGATTGGCTACTCTGACACAATGACATGGGCCGCACCTGTACCAAGACCCGCTGATGCCATTATGAATGGTGGAAATGTGCGTTATCAATGGGATGAAGCCACAGTCAACTGGATTCCAATGGCATGAAAGAGTTTTTCTTTATCTCAGGTTTGCCAAGGTCAGGTTCAACCCTGCTCTCGGCCATCTTGCGTCAGAACCCTGAGTTCCATGCGGATATATCTTCGCCCATGCAAAGTTTGGTGATCTCAACCATCAATGTGATTACAGAAAACGAAAATAACCATTTGATTGATGAAGACAGACGCAAGCAAATACTTAAAGATTTATTTAATGCTTACTACAAAGAAGTTAAGCCAAATACAGTATTTGACACTAGCAGACGTTGGACTTCTAAAACATCTCTATTGAAAGAGCTTTACCCACAGACCAAAATCATTTGCTGTGTGCGTGATTTGCCTTGGATACTTGATAGCTTTGAGCGTATTGCTGCCAAGAACTCTTTGTATGGTGCGGCACTAACAGACGATGAAGCTAGGCAAACAGTCACCACAAGGTGCGATGCCCTAATGGATGTGAAGAAGGAAGGCCAAGTAGTCAAGCCTTATTACTTCTTAGAAGAAGGTTTACTGTTAAACCCCGACATGATTATGTTGGTGGAATATGAATCTCTATGCAAACAACCTGAGAGCGTAATGCGTGAGATTTATGGCTTTATTGGCAAGCCTTATTTTGACCATGACTTCAAGAATGTTGAGTATGAGAACGAAGTCTATGACAAAGCCTTAAACATGAAGAGTCTTCATACAGTACGCAAAGAAGTAACATGGCAAGAACGTCCATCAATCTTGCCCAAATCAGTTTGGGAGAAGTATTCTGGCAAAGAGTTTTGGCGCACACCCGCACCAGAGTTTGCAATCAAACAACTTTACAAGGTCAAGGGATGAAAAGAATCTTAATCATGGGCTTGCCTGGTGCTGGTAAAACTTACCTTGCACAGCACGTTCTTGAGCATCTGCAAAACAACCATAAAACAGTTATGTGGCTGAACGCTGATGATGTGCGTAAGAAATATAACGATTGGGATTTCTCGCATGAAGGTCGTATTCGCCAAAGTTTGCGGATGCGTGATCTTGCTGACAGCTACGATGTGGATTATGTGATCTGCGACTTTGTTGCCCCTTTGGTTGAGATGCGAAACAACTTTAAAGCAGATTGGACTGTCTGGGTTGATACCATCAACCAAGGCCGCTTTGAAGACACCAACAAGGTGTTTGTAGCCCCAGAGCAGTATGACTTTAGGATTACTGAGCAAAAGGCTGAGAAGTGGGGCGAATTCATTGCAGCTCACATCTTGGATGACCGCCAGCGCCCCGTTTTTGATTGGCAGAAAGAGACTGTGCAAATGCTTGGCAGATGGCAACCTTGGCATGAAGGCCATCGAAAACTGTTTGAGAGGGCATTGGCCAAGACGGGTCAGGTGGTCATCCAGATCAGAGACTGCCAGGGCTGGAACGGCTCAAACCCGTTTGCGGCCAATCAAGTCAAAGACTTTATCAAGCGTGATTTAGACCCTTTGTATCAAGGTCAGTATGAAATACAACTTGTCCCAAATATTGTTAACATCACCTATGGGCGTGATGTTGGATACAAGATTGAACAAGAGTCTTTTGATGATGCTACACACGCCATTTCAGCAACCAAGATAAGAAAACAAATGGGTGTTTAAATGCAAGAAGTTACCCACGAACAAATCTACGAGAGACTGCTTGCAGTTGAAACCAAGGTGGATTCCATTGATAAGAATACAAGCGGCCTTGTAGAGGCTTTAAAGGCTCTTGACGGGGCTTTTAAAGTGCTTGGATGGATTGCCTCTGCTGCCAAGCCTATTCTGTGGGTGGGTGGATTGATCATGGCTGCGGGTGCTATTTGGCAGACTTGGATTAAAAAATGAAAGATTGGGCCGTGGCAATCATTGCTGCGGTCTGCATCACTGCATTTGTAATTTGGTGCAGTTTTGTCATCGTTTTGATGTGGCCATGATCTATGCTCTGGTCTTACTAGCAGCAACCACAGAATATCGATGCACCAGGTGGACATGGACTGGTGATGTCTACAATCGGAAGGTTGTTTGTCTCAAGTGGGAGAAGAGAAAATGATCGATCCAATCACGGCCCTAGCAGGGATACAAAGCGCCATTAGCATGGTCAAGAAGGCAGCAAATGTTGCCAATGACTTAGGCTCACTTGCGCCCATGATTGGCAAACTTTTCGATGCCAAGTCAACTGCCACCAAGGCCATGCTGCAAGCCAAGCAGTCTGGCAAAGGCAGCAACATGGGAACGGCTCTCCAGATCGAGATGGCCTTGGAGCAGGCCAGAGCATTTGAGGAAGAGCTGAAAATGCTTTTCATGCAGACAGGCAAGATCGATGTCTGGAACAAGATTAAAGCCCGTCAAGCAGAGATGGACTTAGCAGATGCTAAAGAGATAAGTGCATTAAAGGCAGAAGCAAAGAAAGCCAAAGCTAAAGAGCAAGAACAACTAGAGATTGGCCTGGCAATTGGTGGAGTCTGCTTTGTCTTGTTTCTGGTGTTTGTCGGTGTAAATGAATTGATGGAATTTTGCGCAGCTACCAGAAGGTGTGGTCGGTGAATGAGTATCAGAAGACCTTTGACCTTTGCCTCAAGATATTCGTTTACGGGTGTGTGGCGCTTTATTTCTTGGGTTTTATGAAATTCTTACCTGATGATCTGTCTGACAGAATTGTCAATTTAATGCTTGGCAAAATAGGATTGGGCAAATGAGATATTTACTGCTTCTTTTATTGCTGACTGGCTGCGAAGAAAAGTATCGCTATAAGTGCCAAAATCCCGATAATTTTCATGCGACAGATTGTCAGAAACCTAGATGCCTATTTACTCAGACTTGTCCAGAGTATTTAGTCGCACCAATCTTGGAGAAAAAAGTTGAAGAAGTTAAACCTAACAACTGAAGAAATTGAAGTCAGGGTCTGGAGCATTGTGGTGCTTGCTGTCACCCTGATTCTTTTCTTTATCGTGATTTCTCTTTTGTACTCAGTGACTTTTGTCACCCAGCCAATCAAATCAATGGCCCCCATTGACCAGGCATATACAAAGATGCTGAACGATATCGTTCTATTGATTGTGGGCGGCATTGGTGGTGTTATCGGTAAACGGGCAATGACTTCTAGGCAGCCACCCATGGGCCAGCAGCCGATGTGCCAGCCCATGCAAGGCTATGGCCAATATGGATACAGCAACAATCACGGGTTTAATGCCACCACCAATGGCATCCCAAACCAGCCATTTGGTGCAATGCCCAAGTGGACCAATCCAGAACTTGATGAGTCTTGGACACCTGGTCCACCACCAGACACGCCACCGGACCATCTTGAAGATGACCATGAGCGCGAACAGCTGGCGCAGGCCAGACAGGAGTCAGAATAATGTTTGGCATACCCATACCATATTTGATATTGGCAATCTGCATTGCTTTGTTTGGCTCTTACCGAGGTGGCTATCACTTTGGCTGGGAAGACAGGGACAATGACATGAAACTGGCCATTGCCCAAAAGAATGATGAAGCCCGTGAACTTGAAAAAAACATGACTTCTAAACTGTCAGACCAAGAAACGAAATTGAGAAAGGCCCAAGATGATGTCAAGAAAAAACAGTCTGCTATGCATGAGCTTGCTCGCACTGGTCGGATGCGCCTCCCAGCCCCAAGTTGTCCACAAGACGGCACAAGTGCCACCATTGCCACAGGAAATAGCAACACCGATGCAAGCGAATCTGAGCGACAGACTATTGCAGCTCTTATCGACATCGCAGCCGATGGAGACAAAGCCATTGTCAAGCTCAACGCCTGCATCAACGCCTATAACGAAGTGAGGGTTTTAGTCAATGGTCAATAGTCAGCAGCTCCAACAACTGCACATTGGTCCAGAGTGGGTCGATGCGCTTAATGAGACTTTCCAGCGCTTTGACATTTCAACGCCATTGCGCCAGGCTGCATTCATCGGCCAGTGCAGCCATGAGTGTGGCAATTTCAGAATCTTGGAAGAGAACTTGAATTACAGGGCAGAGGCTTTGCAAAAGCTCTGGCCCAAGCGCTTTGACGCGGCCAAGGCCCAAGCCTGCGCCAGAAACCCAAAGCTCATTGCAAACACTGTTTACAGCAACCGAATGGGCAATCGAGATGAGGCCAGTGGGGATGGATATCGTTTCCGAGGCCGTGGTTGCATTCAATTGACAGGCTCTGCCAACTACCACCACGCTGGCCAAGCGCTTGGCGTGGACTTGATCATGCAGCCAGAGCTGGTGGCCACGCCCCAGTATGCAGCGCTCACTGCCGGATGGTTTTGGAACACTCACAAGCTCAACCAATATGCGGATAGCCAAGATTACAAAACCTTAACCAAGAAGATCAATGGCGGTTTTATTGGCTTAGATGATAGGATTAAGCATATAAATGAAGCACTTTCAGTGCTTACTTAAATTAAATTGACATATAAGTCATATAAGGTGTTGATATGTCAAACATTCCTACACCAGAAGACTCCGCGCTCTTTGCACAAAGTGTGCGGAAATGGCAGCAAGTGCTTAATCTTGGCGACTGGCGCATTGAGAAGGGTTTGAAGCCTGCAAAGAATGCCATGGCTTCAGTGGAATTCAATGAAGCGGCCAGGCTGGCCACATATCGTTTGGGTGACTTTGGTGCTGAAAAGATCACCCCAGAATCTTTAGACCAGACGGCCCTGCATGAATTGCTTCATGTCTTTTTGCATGATCTTATGACAGTGGCCCAAGACCCTAAGTCATCTCAAGATGAGATTGAGACACAAGAGCATAGGGTGGTCAATCTGCTAGAAAAATTACTCTCTAAGGACTCTCATGGGCGCTCATAACGAAACTTGCAGTGATATGGAGTTTATCCAACTGTGGGGTCAACTTCAATCTGCCACAAAAATAGCCAAACATTTGGGAATAAACAATAGGGCGGCTCATTTACGCAGACGATGGATTGAAAAGCAATACAACATGGTACTTAACGCAAGTGACTTGCGTGGTATGCAATACGATAAAAACAAACCTAAGTCATTCAGTCCACTCAAGCAAGTTGAACTTGGAATGCTAGATGGCACTGTGATTGTTTTCTCAGACGCCCATTTCATACCTGGTCAAAGGTCCACGGCCTTTAAGGGTTTACTGTGGGCCATTCAAGAATTTTCCCCCCAGGTTGTGATTTGCAATGGAGACGCGTTTGACGGGGCTTCAATAAGCCGCCATGATGTAACTGAACAACCAGCGACTACTGTTATTCAAGAACTAAAGGCTTGTCAGGGTGCATTGGGTGAAATCGAGGAAGTGGCCAAGGCAGCTAGGCACAATGTAAAGCTACTGTGGATATGGGGAAACCATGACGTTAGATTTGGCAATCGTTTAGCCCAACACGCACCACAATTTAAGGAAGTATTAGGGTTTAAGCTGACAGACCATTTCCTAGATTGGGACTTCTGCTGGGCGGTATGGCCCACTGAGCAGTGCATCATCAAGCACCGATACAAAGGGGGAGTTCATGCCACCCACAACAACACTGTGAATGCTGGGGTCTCGATAGTGACTGGCCATTTGCATTCACTCAAAGTCACGCCATTTGCTGACTATAACGGGAACAGATTTGGGGTCGATACAGGAACATTGGCAGAGACTGATGGTCCGCAATTTACCTATGCCGAAATCAATCCAGCCAATCATCGATCAGGCTTTGCGGTGCTGAACTTCTTTAATGGGACACTTTTGTGGCCAGAGCTGGTTCACAAGTTTGATGAAGATCAGATTGAATTTAGGGGTGAGGTCATCGATGTAGGTGCATTTTGAGCGCTTGGCTGATCATTCTGACTGGTGCGATCTATGCCTACATTGCTGGGGAGCAGCTCTTTAAAGGCAACCCGTACATGGCAGTGGTCTATGCGGGCTATGCATTTTCAAATGTGGGGCTGTACTTGATGGCCAAGTAAGCCCCATTTAGGGCAAAATTAGACCATGGCCAGCCAAACACAACAACTTGAGAATCCAGCTCCACCAGGACTCGGTTATCCGACCGAGACCTATGAGCGCAGGCATTTCAACGAAAACAATGGCGCATTGACTGTTTACTTTAAGAAACTGTCATTTGTGCTGGGGTCTTTGTTTGGACCAAGAGGCGGTCGGTTTATGAATAACCCCCATGGGGCTTTTCAAGATTCGACCGACCAAGTGGCTGCCAACACCACCACGGCCTATGCGGTCACATTCAACACCACAGACTTTGCTAATGGTGTGACAATGGCCAGCGGGTCAAGAATCACTGTGGCCGATGCCGGAATCTGGAACTTGCAGTTTTCCATTCAACTAAAAAACACCACAAACGATGGTCAAGATGTGGATATTTGGTTTCGCAAAAATGGGACAAATATTGCCAATTCAAACAGTAGATTTCACCCTCCTCCGAGGAAAAGTGCTGGTGACCCAAGTCATATCATTGCTGCATTGAACTTTTTTGTAAGCATGAATTCAAACGATTACATTGAAATTATGTGGAGAACTGAAAATACTGGCGTAAGCATAGAGGCTTTTGGGACAAGCGCCAGCCCAACACGGCCAGCAGTCCCATCAGCCATTGTCACAATGAGCTTTGTCTCAAACATTACCTAAATACTGCCATGTACATACCTTTAAAGCTACCCCCAGGTGTTTTCCGAAATGGTACTGAATACCAGGCAGCAGGCCGCTGGTATGACGCAAACCTAGTTCGCTGGTATGAAGGGACACTGCGCCCCATCAATGGATGGCGCACCAGGTCAAGCTCACAGATGACAGGCTCATGCCGAGGCATCATTACTTGGCGCGATAACAGTGGCAACCGATACATTGGCGCTGGAACGCATTCCAAGCTCTACGCCATGAATGAGGCTGGAACACTCAAAGACATCACGCCCACAGGCTTCACAAGTGGCTATGCCAGCTCCACAGTGCTGACAGGCTATGGTTACAGCACTTATGGCACATTGGCCTATGGCGTGGCACGGCCAGACACTGGAACACCCATTGCAGCCACCACTTGGTCACTTGATACATGGGGCGAGTATTTGATTGCTTGCTCCAGCACCGATGGCAAGATTTACGAGTGGCAATTGGGCTTTGCCACGCCTACGCTGGCAGCGGCAATTACCAATGCACCAGTCAACAACAAGGCGGTTTTAGTCACCCAAGAGCGCATTATCTTTGCCCTTGGCGCTGGTGGAAACCCACGCAAAGTGCAGTGGTGCGACCAAGAGAACAATACCCAGTGGACACCAGCAGGCGACAATCTGGCAGGCGACTATGACTTGGCAAGCCCTGGCACACTGATCGCTGGCAAGCGGGTCAAGGGTGTCAACCTACTGTTTACAGATGTGGATGTCCACACGGCCCAGTATGTTGGCGCTCCATTTGTTTATGGCTTTGAGAAGGCTGCAAGCGGCTGCGGCCTCATTTCGGCCCAGGCTGTGGCGGCCATTGACACGGCAGCCATTTGGATGAGCAATTCTGGCTTTTGGATATATGACGGCTATGTCAAACCACTGCCAAGTGATGTGTCAGATTACATTTTTGCCAATATCAACTTTGCCCAGGCATCTAAGATTTATGCGGTCCATGTCAGCAAGTTTGGTGAAATCTGGTGGTTCTATCCATCAAGTGGCAGCAATGAGAATGACTCTTATGTCACTTTTAACTACCGCGAAAACCACTGGAACATTGGCACATTGGGGCGAACTGCTGGGGTTGACGCTGGTGTTTACACATACCCTTTAATGGTCTCAAGCACTGGCTACATTTACGAGCATGAGGTTGGCTTTAACTATGACAGCGCCAGCCTTTACGCTGAGTCCGGACCAGTCCAATTGGGCAATGGCGACAATATCATGTCTGTGCGCCAAGTTGTCCCAGACGAGCAGACGCTGGGTGAGGCGGTGGTTTCATTCAAAACCCGCAATTACCCGACAGGCACACAATCGTCATTTGGACCATACACGGCAGCCAACCCGACTTCTGTCCGGTTTTCTGGCCGTCAAGTCAACATGAAGGTGACTGGCAACACTTTGGCCGACTGGCGCATTGGCGTGATGAGACTTGACGCTGTGCCAGCTGGTAAGCGATGAGCGACAAAGAACAACTGGAGAGGTTGCGCCATCATGTGGAGGCGGCATTAGAATACTCTGGAGGCACACATAATTTTGACGATGTCGCTGAGATGGTTGAGGATCACAGATTACAGCTGTGGCCAGCCAAGGACTCGGTGGTATTGACAGAGATCATTGTCTATCCCAGGCTAAAGAATTTGCATTATTTTCTGGCTGGTGGCGACCTAGATGAACTCTCAAGGATGAGACCATTGATCGAATCCTGGGGCAAATCAGTTGGTTGCACCAGGGTGACTTTGGCAGGCCGAAGAGGCTGGGCAAAGACATTTTTGAAAGACGAAGGTTACAGTCCACAATGGTCTGTAATGGCAAAGGAACTTTAGGGGATAAATATGGCATCAGAAGCACTCAATTGGGCATTGGCCAACGGCATGACGCAGGCCGAATTCGATCGGAACATTTTTAATGCTGTGCTTGATGCACAGAAAAACAATACCAGCAATGCCATGTTGCGCATTGAAATGGATCGACTTGGCATTAGCCCAGAAGATGTGGCCCGTGCGACTGGTGTGACGACCCAGAGTGTCGCGTCTCAATATGCGACAGCAGTGCCAAAGACTCAGGCTGAATTGATTGCAGATGCCGCAGCTGATGCAGAACTTGCAGCGCGTACAGCAAGAGACACAACGGCCAGTCAGGCTTTAATTGATGCCAGAAACTTGGCGGCTAGAACTTCTGCTGGTCTTTTAAATACAACACAACAAGCAGCGGTGGGACAAACCCAAGCCGACTTGGTGACTAGACAAAATGAGGCGGCTTTAGCATTGCAACAACGCAATGCGGTGGCAGCTGCTGAAGCAGCGCGTTTGGCTGCATTGCAAAGAACTGGTGTAACAACGCCAGTAACAACGCCAGTAACAACGCCTGGTTTACTTGCCCCAACTGGTTCAACCAGTGTGACTGGCACGACTCCATTTGCAAATGCCACTCAAGGCTTTGAGCAGAACTTTAGAAATTACACATCCATTCCCATTGGCGCTCAGTACAACCCCAATGTAGTTGGTGGGGCTGGCTCACCATATTCGCAGATCATGGGCCAGATGCGCCCAGTCGGCAATCCATACGCCAATGTGGTGGCAGGCCAAGCAATGGGTGGCTATAACCCTGCTTTGTATGACCAGATTGCTGCGGCTAATGTGGCCAGAGCCGCTGCGGCAAACGCTGGAACGACATTGGCTGACTACTATGATGTTGGCGGTGATGGCGGTGATGGCGGTGGCGGTGGCGGTGGCGGTGGAGGAACTGGCGCTGGCGCTGGAACTGGTAACGCAATGGCCAAAGGCGGCTATGTCCATGGCGGTTTGATGTTTGGCGCAAACCCACCTGGTCCAGATGATGGCGCTGTCAATCTTGATATTGGCGAGTATGTGATCAAGAAGTCTTCAGTCGATAAGTATGGCCGCGGTCTTCTGGACATGATCAACGAAGGCAAAGTGCCTGCCAAGAAAATGAAATCTTTACTGGGATAAGGTGGCAATATGTCAAAAGGTGGAACAACAACGTCAACAAGCTCCATTGATCCACAGATCAAAGAAGCATTCTTGGCCAACTTTCAGCAGGCCCAAGGGGTCGCTGGTGCTTTGCCAGTCCAGCAATTTGCTGGCTACAACCCAATGTATCAGGCAGGCGAGGAAGCTCTGGTCAACACGGGCCTTGCTGGCCCAGGCATATCTGGCACAGACTTGGCAGCCCAAATGGCCGCTTATGGCGGTGTCTATCAGCCTGCACAGATTTCAGCGCAGCAGACTAATTTAAGCATGGGTCAAGGCCCAGGCTCAATTGGCTCTTACATGAACCCATACACAAGCATGGTGCGTGAGAACGCATTGGCTGACTTGGAATCTGCAAGACGCGCTGCCATTCAGCAGACTGGTGAACGTGCTACGCAAGCCCGTGCATTTGGTGGATCACGCCAAGGTGTGGCCGAGGCTTTGACAAACCAAGGGTTTGCCAAGCAGGCCGCCACATTAGGCACAACTTTGAACGAGCAGGCATTTAACCAGGCAATGGCCATGCAGCAGGCTGACATTGGTCGCAGATCAGCAGCCGATATTGCCAATCAGCAAGCAGGCTTGCAAGGTGCGCAATTAAGACTAGGCGGTGCAAGCCAGCTAGGTAATTTGGCGGCTCAACAACAAGCATTGCGTCTTGGTGGCGCTCAAGCAGTCATGGCCGCTGGCGGTGCGCGTCAGGCTTTGGACCAGCAGCAGATGGATGCCATTCGCAACATTGGCCTCCAGCGTCTTGGCGTGGTCCAGTCTTCACTCGGTGCGCAGCCTGCCAACCTTGGCATGGTGGCAACGACTCCATACACAAGAAATGTGGGTGCGGGTATTCTTGGTGGTGCGGCGGCTGGGGCGCAAATAGGCGGCCCTTATGGCGCAATTGCTGGTGGAATTCTTGGCGCACTTGGTTAAGGGGTAAAAAATGGCTGATTTTGATTTTGCAAATTTAGGCAATTTATTTGGTGGTGGCGGTCTTGGTGGCACTCCATCAGGACTTGACGCATTACTGACAGAAGACCAGCGCAAATTGCTTGGCCGTAATGCGACACTTTCAGCAGCTGCTGCACTATTGCAAGCAAGTGGCCGAAGCACAACGCCAATCAGTTTGGGCCAAGCACTTGGATCAGCTTTGCAGGCTGGTCAGCAAGGTTATCAACAAGCCCGTGTCAGCTCTTTGCAAGATTTGCTTTTGGGTCAAAAACTGCAAGAGGCAAAAACTGCCCAAGAATTGCAAACCCAATTGGGCAGTATTTTTACCAAACCAACAACTGCATTGAGTCCAGAGCAGCAGGCTTTGGCCATGCCTGGAATGCAAGCAGGCCCAACCATGGCCCGTGCTGAACTGGCTGCAAACATTCAGCCGCCAAGCGATGCCGAGATTAAAGCGGCTCAGTATCAACGGGCAGCAGACCTTTTGGCATCAAGAGGCAGAGGCGAAGAGGCAAAACGCTATCAAGACATGGCCAGAGACTTAAACCCACGGGCTAAAGTTGTTGGCCAGCCATTTGAAGTGACTGACACTACTGGCAAGCCAATCATGGTCCAGCAGTTTGAGTCTGGTGATATCAAGACCATGCAAGGCTTTGGTCCAAAGCGTGATGTCGTCTTGCAAAACCTTGGTGGCACGACTGTGGCTGTTAACAAGTCATCATTGAAAGGTGGCGAAACATTTGCCCAGACAATGACTCCAAGCGAGATTGCCAACTTGAAAGTGGCTCAAGGCAACTTGGCCGTGGCCCAAGGCGGTCTTGGTTTGCGTCAGCAAGAATTTTTGCGTGGTGCGACAGAGATCAGAGAAACCCCAGAAGGCTTTGCCTATGTGCCAAAAGCACCAGGCGGTGCTGCCATGCCAGTCATGGGCGCTGGTGGCCAACAACTCAAAGGCGTCTCTGGCGGTAAGCCGACAGAGGGTGAAACAAATGCTGCTGGCTTTGCCCAGCGCATGGAATTGGCTCAAAGCATCATTGGCAGTTTGCCTGCTGGCTCACAACCAGGAGCAATGACTCGCACCCTTGAGGCCATCCCGTTTTTAGGTGGTGTAGCGGCTCGAAGCGGCCAAAGTGCTGACACCCAAAGGTTCGACCAAGCCGCACAAGACTGGATTCGCGCCAAGCTGCGCAAAGAGTCTGGCGCTGCCATTGGCGTGGATGAGGCGCGACAAGAATATGCGACCTATTTCCCCATGGTGGGCGATACAGCAGAAAAGATTGCGCAAAAAGCAGAAGCTAGGCGCGTGGTTACATTGGGAATGCAAAAGGCCGCTGGCAAGGCTTATGAGCCTTACACACCATTAACACCAGCACCGACTGCTGTCCCAGCTGCACAGCCAATGATGTCTGGTGTCCCAACATGGGACCCAGTCAAAAAACAATATGTTTACCAGTAAGGTGAAGTTATGACCCAATATGTGAATGTCATTGGTGTTGGTCCAGTCGGGTTTCCTGACGACATGACCAAAGAGCAGATCACCGAAATATTAAAGACAATGCCGCCTCCAGTGGCTGCACCAGCTCAAGCGCCAGACACACTGGGCCGTCAAGTTGGAATGGCTGCTCGACCCATGGCTCAAGCGGCATTGACTGCTGGTGGCCTGCTGCCTATGGTGGTCGATCCCATGGTCAACTTTTTTAACTTGGCTGCTGGGACAAGAATCCCAACGCAAAGCCAAGCCGTTGAAAGAACATTGACAGGCATTGGATTCCCAGAGGCTAGAACACCCCAAGAGCGAATCATGCAAGATGTGGCCACTGCGGGTTATGGCACTGGTGGTGTTGCCCGTATTGCGGGTGAAGTCGCGCCAAGACTGCCTGGCGTGGCTAGAGACTTGGCCCAATTCTTTGCGCAAAGCCCCAAGGCTCAGACAGCGGCTGCATTGACAGCATCAGGCGCTGGCGGTATGTTGCGTGAAGGTGGTGCGCCTCCAGCTCTCCAAGTTGGCGGTGCAATGTTGGCTGGCATGGTCGCCCCAGGCGGTCCAAAGCTCTCACCTACACAAAGAATCTTAGAAGCGCCTGGTGCAATGGTTAAGCCATTTACGCAGACAGGCCGTGAGGTTATTGTTGGCAATGTCTTGAATCGACTGGCCACAAACCCAGAGCAAGCAGCGCTTAATTTGCAGCAGGCCCAGCCACTTGTCCCAGGTGTGAGGGTCACGACAGCAGCTGGTGCGCGTGATCCTGGCTTGGCTGCGGCTGAAACTGCCATTCGCGCATTGGACCAGTCTGGTGCATTCCCAAGCGTATTGTCTGCAAATCAGCAGGCTTTGCTTGAATCATTCAGAAGGCTTGGTGGCCGTGGTGGCGATGTAACTCAGCCTGGCTCTATTCCATACGCTGAAGCCAAACGCACCAGCATCACAGCCCCAATGCGTGAATCAGCGTTTGCCAACAAACAGCCCGTAAGTGTCGAGCCAATCACAAGCGCCATCAGCGGCATCATGGCCAACCCTGCAACCCAGCGCAAATCAGTCGATGAAGCGATGGGCTATGTCAACAATCTATTAGCTAGGCGTGTCGATCCAGAAACTGGGACAATTGACCCAATGGCTTTGTATAGTGTCAGAAAAGACATTACAGATGCCATGGCTGGCAAGTTGGCAGGCGAACAAGCCAATTTGCGTTTGGCAAAGGGCCAGCTGGCTGATCTATTGCCAGTCATTGACAACGCCATTGAATCTGGCGCTCCAGGCTTTAAGAACTACATGGAGAAATATGGCAAGTCATCGAGTGCCATTGACCAGATGCGCTTGTTGCAGGGCATCGAGGCCAAAGTCACAACTGGTCAGCCTAACCTGATGACGGGTGAGCCAGTCTTGGCAGCGTCAGCATTGCGCAGGCAAGTGGCCGCCAAGGCAGAGGAAATTGGCACTCAATTGTCGCCAGCGGCTCAGACTCGTTTGGACAACATCATCAACGAGATCAATCGTGGTCAGGCTGCAACTGCACCAGGCGTGAAAGCCCCTGGTTCAAACACATTCCAAAATATGAGCATGGGCAACCTGATTGGCCGTGTGTTTAGTGAGTCAATGGCTGACAACACCACACTGCGCACCATGACAAGGCCGCTGGACTTTCTTTATAAATTGCCTGATCAGCAGATTCAGCAATTGCTTGTTGAGGCTATGCTTGATCCCAAGTTGGCAGCAACAATGATGGGCAAGGCCAACATTATGAAAGTCGAGCCATTGGCCCAGTCACTGCGCAAAAAGGCTGAACAAATGGGATTTGGCGCGGCCATTGGTGCGCAAGAATAACTAAGACCCAAAAAACGCGGCCACAAGTGGGTCGCGTTTCACAACCCGTCTTTTCTGCCTGCGTCTGGCAGCGTCAAAGTCTTTGTCGTCTGCTGACATTTTCTCTCTGTATTTCCTGATTCGGTCTGAGCCTGGCACTGGCCCAGGCGCTTCAGCGTCAATGCCATCACCCCATGACCACAGAGGCCGCCACTGACCATTGGCGCTCACTCTGGTATATCCACTGATATATACCAATTCATGGCGGTGCAAATCAAACAGAATCCTCGCAGCACTGCGTCTGGCACAAAAGCACAACTTGGCCAGATCAAGGTCTGACAGATTGCTTTTTTTTTGGAGCGCTGCCTCAATGGCAGGGCTTACACGGGGTTTCAAGCCTCTGGCCATGTGCTGGTCTCCATTCGGGCTTTCAAGCGCTCCAGCATTGTTTTGACAACGAATGCACGGGTTTTGACTTCATTGGGGATTGCATGGCCAAAGACTTCTGGGTGCAGTAAGTCATTGACCAGGTCAAGGCAGGCATCGATGGCCGGTGGTAGGTCATTTGTCATTTAAAAGCCTCCATGCTGTTGCTGCCACTCTTGGAATTTGTCCATTGCCAATGGCGCTAACCCTGTCCACATAGTCGGCCACCCCATAGTCTTTTCGCCAAATGATGGATGGACTGAGGTCGGGTCTGTTTCGCAAATCCTCAATCCCTCTGACATCTTTGCCCCACGGAAATGGCGTGAATTTAGGAATCTGTTTTTTGATGTCGCATTTGAGTCTGATTTGACTATCGTTGGAAGCGACAATCCAAATTCTGTCTCTTCTATGAACGGCCCCAACATCTTCGCCTCCCAACACTCCCCATTTCGCATCAAACCCCATTTTGGCCAAGTCTCCAAGAACTCTTCCAAGTCCCCTAGAAGTGAGCATTGGTGAGTTTTCCACGAAAACGAATCCAGGCTGTACTTCGTGAATGATGCGCGCCATTTCTCGCCACATTCCTGATCTTTCGCCATCAATCCCTCCCCCCCCCCCCGCTGCGGAGATGTCTTGGCATGGAAAGCCTCCCGATACAACGTCAACAATTCCTCTCCACGGCTTTCCGTCAAAGGTTTGTACGTCATCCCAAATCGGGAAAGTTTCGAGAAGTCCGTCATTTTGTCGGGCGCACAATACGCTTGCTGGATAGGCTTCCCATTCGACTGCGCAGACTGTGCGCCATCCAAGGAGCTTGCCTCCGAGTATTCCTCCACCAGCGCCTGCGAAAAGAGCCAGCTCATTCATCACCATCCTTATATTTGTCCAAAGCAGAGACTTCAATGTGGTCCACCAAGCCCTGCAAGATCATGTGCGCAATGTCCACCACAGTGCCAGCAATGTATGCGTTATTGAGCATCATTCCCTCTTCAATATCAGGCTCATAGGGTGCGCCATAAGAATCGGTCGAGCCTTTCTCTTCTGGGCTGTATTCCAGAAAACATATAAGGTCAACACCCTCAATGGTGCAGTCGAAACGATAAAGGCCCTCTGGGTAAATAGGTGTTGTGGTCATGGTTTAACCCCTCCAAGCCAGCATCACGCCAATGCCACCAAAAATAATGATGGCCAAGGTCCATTCGATCAGGGTGGTAATGATTTTCTGTTTCATCGGTTTCTTTCGTTAAGTAATAGGAGTAACGAATTTTGACAGAATTGATTTATCTTGCAAGAATTATTTTTATGTGTTGTTTTTATACATAAAGCGCAATTAGAATGCGGTCATGCAATCAATTTACGATATCAAGGCAAAGGCCAAGGCTCATAAGATAACCATGGCCGCGGTGTGCAATGAGGCTGGCATCCAACAGTCCCAGGTAAGCCGATGGCTGTCTGGGACTGTTGAGCCGTTATGGACATCAGTCAATCAATTGCACTTGGCGCTTAATAAACTGATCGACAGATCACCAGTCGTTATCGACTGACTCGGCAGCTGGCGCGGCCTTGCTGGCCACCACGCCAAAGTCACTTGCAGCCGTTGGCTTTGCACCACCCAGCGAGTCACCCTTAGACAAAAGCATGATGTTGTTGAGTCCATACGACACGCCCTTGTTGCCAGCCTGGTCATAAGCATAGGCATTTAAAGACACGCGGCCATAGTCGCCAGACACAATGTCTTGTGATCCAAGAATGTCATGGCCATGGGCATCTACTGCACCAGGCTTGTTTGTGCTTTTGGTGTTAAAGAAATAATGGCCAGCGTACTCTGGGCCAAGTGGGCCGCCATCAGATTTGACTTCTGTATCACCATCACGCAAGGGATTGCGCACTGTTTTCGGAATCTTGTCTCCGAACTTGGCTGTCAATGCGGCCTTGGCTGCCGCTTTCAATTGGCTCACTGTCTCGGTGTCTGTTTTTGGGACAAGCACTTGCGTTGAGAACTCTTCTTTCCCGTTCATTTCATTCTTACGCGCAGTCAAAGCGCTGAAGTATGAGAAACGAACTTTTCCGGTTACGACTCTGGTGGACATGGTTTTTTCCTTTTAAGGGTTTACGAGGTTTAACGATTTATCGTTTTCTGCGTTTGCAGAAATTGCACTTTAGCACAAATGCAGATATGATCGCAACAACTTAAAACGAGGAAACCGAAATGCAACTATTCCCCCATCAGCAAGAGGCCAAGCTCTTCTTGCTGTCTAGGCGCAGGGCCATACTGGCCGACCAGCCACGGGTTGGCAAGACGCTACCCACAGCAGCTGCTGCACTTGAAAACCTACCCGCACTGATCGTCTGCCCTGCCATTGCCAAAACAGTATGGGAGTCTGCATTTGCCAAGCTCGCGCCCAATGTATCGGTCCATGTGGTCAATGGAAAACGCGAGGCTTCAGAGGTAAATAGCGCAGATATCACCATCATCAATTACGATGTTTTGCAATATGCACAAACAGATTTGGACAGATATAACACTCTAGTTTTGGATGAGTGCCACAGGATTAAGAATCCAAAAGCCCAAAGGACCAAGGCGGCCATGCTGGCCATGAAGAAGATTTCCTTTGTTTATGCATTGTCTGGCACACCCATCCCAAACAGGCCCATTGAACTGTGGCCCATCCTGCACGGACTTGGCATTTATCGGGGCGGCTGGTACGACTTTGCAGGCCGATACGCAAAGATGTGGGTCGCGCCATGGGGCTTGGATACCAGTGGCGCATCTAATCTGGTTGAACTCAAAGACATGATGAAACCCCATGTCATGCGCAGAAAGAAAGAAGCCATTTTCAAAGATTACAAAGAGCCACAAGTCAGCCTGATCACCTTTGATCTACCCAATGACAAGCGCGAGCAAAGTTTTGATGCTGATGCCTTGATGGCAAACCCTAATGCCTTGCTGGCCTTTGAGGGTCTGGCCGAGGTGATGCGCGAGGCCGGAATGCGCAAGGTCAAGGCTGCCAGTGAATTCATCGATGACTTGCTCCAGGCCGATGAGCCAGTGGTGGTATTTGCGCACCACAAGGATGTGGTTCAAGCCCTGCAAGATGAACTCAAAACCCACAAACCCGTGATAGTAGTGGGTGACACTACAAGGTCCAAGCGCGACAAGGCGCTCAAAGACTTTCAGTCTGGCCAGACCAAATGCATCATCGGCAACATTGCCGCCATGTCTGAAGGTGTAGACCTATCCGCTGCCGACACGATTGTCTTTGTCGAATGCACTTGGTCCACGTCAGCGCTGGAGCAGGCCAGCAGTCGCGTTGAAAACATCAACAAGTCAGGCATTCTACCCGTCATCTACATTCTGACCATCAAGGCCAGCTTGGACCATACAGTCTTGGCCAAGGTCTTAAAGAAGCTCAATATCGTCAACCAAATCATTTAACCCTTGGAGAAACCATGCAACATGAAACTCGTAAACACGCCCGACTCTCAGCATCCAGAACAGACCGCTTCATGTCTTGCCCTGGCTCATACAGGCTTGAATCCCTCATGCCTTACGAGCCAGCAGGCGAAGCCGCTGCCATTGGTACAGCGATCCATGAACTCTCTGAGATCATTCTGCGCAATGGTGAGATTCCAACCGGAACTGATCCTGACCATTTGTCAATGGCCCAAGGTTATGCCAACTTTGTCAACACTCTGGTCGAGAATCCGCGCAAAAAGCTCATCGAAGTCAATCTAGATGAGGGTCTGAAGTCTCTGCATCCAGCACTGGGTGGCACTGCCGATGCCATTCTGGTCGATGGCAATCATCTTCATGTTATCGATCTGAAGACTGGCCGAGTGGCCGTGGATGCCCAAGACAACAAGCAGCTCTTAACCTATGCCCTTGGAGCAATGCGCCAGCTCAAAGCGCCAAGCACCATCGAATGCACCATGCACATATTCCAACCGCGGGTCGGCCACAGCAAGTGGACAGTGTCTGGCAATTATTTAAATCTGCATGGCGAAAGACTCAAGTCGGCAGCCGAGCTGGCGCTCACAGGCGATGCACCTACAAACCCAAGCCCCGATGCCTGCCGATACTGCAAGGCCAAGACCATTTGCCCATCCATGCGCGAGAAGGTCCAAGAGGTCGCTAGGAACGATTTCAAGCCTGACATGACTGTTACCCCAGAGATGCTGGATAACGCTGCTCTGGTGGCCGCATGGGCCGATGCTGTGCAGTCTGCTGCCAAAGATCAATTGATCAATGGCCAAGCAATCACTGGCTGGGCCATGCGCGCAGGCCGCAAGACCAAATTCTGGAAAGATGAGGCGCTGGTCATGGAAGCATTCAAAGATATGCCAACTGCCTGGGAACTCAAAAGCCCCAGTGCCGTCTTAAAACTCGGTGTCGAAGTGTCCGAAGACCTAGTCGGTGAGAAGGTGGCTGCGCCAAGTCTTGTCAAGGCGAAGGAATAGAATCACATCCCCTGCCAAAGAAAAGACCTGACAGCGCGTTAACACTGCCAGGTCAAAGGTCAACTCTCATGGCAACTAACAAATGAAACCCCCAACTAAAGGAATTTCAGTGCCAATCATAACTGAAACACCCCAAAACGACACGTTCTCTCAGTCCCAATCTGTCGCCTGCAAAATAGGCGCTGTCGCCCCAGATGCAGTGTTTTGCACCTTTGCCCTGCAAGGCAATAAGAAAATCCCTTACAAGCGATCTGGCCAAGGTGTGGCACGGGATACAGACCCAAGCGATCTCTACAACTCAGAAGATGTCTGGACTATGGAGCAAGCGCCTCATGGCCAATATCTTGGCTTAGTCCAGCAGCGCCCCATCATCAGCGCATCAGGGAACTATCTGGTTTGCCTCGATGTGGACATGAAACACGCATCAGGACCAACCAATGTGGCCATCCAGCGCATGGCCAAGTATGTCAAGCAAAAGAAGATGCTGACCGAGGTTTCTGTCTCAGGCCGTGGCCGTCATGTCTTCTTATGGGTGCAACCACCCAAAGAATCTGACCTGGTGCTGCCGAAATACAAGCTGGGTGGTGGCCAAGAATTAGAAGTATTCGGCCTGCCAAACAGTGCCGGAAAGTCAGTGCTACTCAGTGGCAATGCGGTGGTCGGTGAATTCCAAGAAGCAGTCAATTTGCATGAATTGTTAATGGACTGGGGCATCATCGAGCAGCACCAGCTGCAAGAGCCAAAGCCTGCACCACCAAGCCAATCATTTGATTTCACCCAATTAGGGTCAAGACTGGATGACAGCGATCTTGATCGTGCCATCAAGGCTTTGCACCATATTTCCCCAGACTGTGACTATGACCAGTGGATTGAACTTGGCCAAGCGCTGCACACTGAATTCGGTGAGGCTGGTCTCGGCCCATGGATGACATGGTCTATGGCAGGCAACAAGTTTGCAGGCACAAAAGACATTGAAGTCCACTGGAAGAGCTTTCACCAGGGCAAAGGTGTGGGTCTTGGCACTCTGTACAAACACGCCAAAGATGCTGGGTGGGAAGCTCCAACCAAGCAGGCCGAGCGCAAATCAGCGGTGGAAGACTTTGCAGCAGTGATTGGCCAAGCTGAAGCGCAAACTGAAGCGCAAAAAGAGTCTAAAGGCTGGCCAGAGCGCACTCTATCCATTGGCCAGATCAAACCTATCCGCTACATGGTCAAGGGATTCTGGGCACATAGCTTCATGGTGCTTGCTGGCCAACCTGGCATTGGCAAGACCACAGCAGTGATCAGTCTGTGCATGGTCATGGCAGGCTTACAGGCCAAAGACTGCGAACTGACAGCCACCAAAAAACGCAAAACAATCATAGTGACTGAAGACTCGGACCAAGTCGAGAGAACTCTCACAGGCTATGCCAGGCATTACGGGATAAACGCGCAAGCATTATCAGACTGGTTTGTCATCATCGATGCCAAAAGGTCCAATGTGAAAGATTTACTCATGCTTGCACATAATGTAATAAATCACACGATTGATAATGTACGGCCATTATTAGTTTTGGACACGGCTAATGCCACAATGGATATTGATAATGAGAATGACAACTCAGAAGTTGGTGCATATATTGCCGCACTAAAGCAGACCATTTATATCCAACTGGACACGCCAGTCTGCATCATTACCCACACCAACAAGACCATATCAAAGTCAGACTCAGATGCCACGGCCCGTGGTGCATCAGCATTCACAGGCGATGCAACCCTGACCGGAGTCTTGTTTGAAGATGAGACCAAGACCCGATATATGCGCCTGGTCAAGACCCGTTACCAGCCCAACTTCAGAGAAATCAAATTCAACTCAGATGTATTTGCCGACACTGTCTTGGATGAAGACGGGGATATCCAAGAGCAAATGGTGCTGCTGGTCGTGCCAGCCATGTCCTCGGAAGAAGACCGAAAACAGGCAGCCAACGACAGGCAGAGCGATAAAAGACAGCAGCAAGTCCAAGATGCCGCAGACGCTGCCTGCAACTTTGTCCAGTCAATCATCAATGCTAAAGGCGCGGTGATCATGCGCAGAGGCTCTGGCAGGCCAAGTGTCCCAAAAGAACTGCAATCAATGCACCAGCTGGAGTGGGCTGACATCTATCAGGCCGTGCCAATGGCCGACCAAAGCTATGCTAGACGGGCAGTTGGCGCGGCCATATTCCAGCGCTTTGCAATGGACCAAGCAGGCACTGGGTGGGTGCAAATAAAGTAAAGCGGTAAACAGGTAGTAAACAGGTAGTAAAGCGGTATACCTGTTTAGATAAAGGCGGGTCTGTTGGTATAAGTGGGGGTCGTAGACCCACTTATCCACAGGCCAATCTGGTCAGTTTTGGGATGGTGAAAAGTAAAGCGGTAAAGCGGTAGATTTCCTTTGTCCATACCGCTTTACTTTTAACGATTTTTGGAGGTTTTAAATGGTCCAACAAGTTGAGCAGTTATCCACAGGTTATCCACAATCTGACAAATGGGTCGAAGATGAGAGGGTTTTCTGCCACCAGTGCAGTAAGGCGGTAGAAGTGGACATGAAGCAGTCCATGCCAGCCGAGCAGATGGAAAGGCACAGGAAGGTCAACTCAAAGCCATTGCAGTGGATGTTTGACGAAGCAAAGATTAGGAATGGATGGGCAACCATCACATGGCCCGAACATCAGTGCAGCCAAACCGGACTGGCTGCATTCCCGACCAATGTCAAACACCGATGCCACTTGTTTCAAGCCAAGGCCACGGCAGTAGAATCCGAATCATGGTGGTTGACATAAAGCGCAAGCGCAAAAGCATCGAACACATTGACCAGGTCAAGGTGGTGCAACACATTCGTGCGTTCTATCCGGAGATCATCATTGCAGCAATACCCAATGGAGGCGATAGAAGCGCTTCAGAGCGCGTCAGATTGCATTCTGAAGGGGTTTTAGCAGGGATGCCTGACCTTTGCGTCTTAGAGCCTAAAAATGGCTTTCACGGGCTTTTCATTGAGATGAAGACCAAGGCCGGAGTGGTATCAGACAAACAAAGCGCTGTGGGTTTGCAGTTAAACGCAAAAGGATATCTGTGCCTGGTCTCAAGATCAGCGCCAGATGCAATCAAAATCATTGAAAGGTATTTGAATGGCCAAGCCAAAAAAGAGTGCAGCAACATTGAGTGAGCTTGCTGACAACATTGTCGAGCGTCAGCTCACATTGCGTGACCAGGCTGCAATCGAGCGCAAAGAGATGAGCAGCATCAATAAGAAAATTCATGCCTTTGGTGGTGAAGCCATGGTCTTTGACCACATCTCACAGGGGAAGACCATCGATTCAGTGATTAAGTCTTTGGAGATAAGCATTGGCGGTTTCTACAAATGGGTCGAAAGAGATGCCAAGCGGGGAGAACTCCTCGCACGCGCACGCACGCGAGGTGGGAGAAGTTTAGCAGAGCAGACGCTGGAAATTGCAGACTCTGCCACGCCTCAAGAGGCGCAAGTGGCCAAGCTGAGAGTGGACACAAGGCGCTGGCTGGCTTCTAAGCAAGCGCCAGATGAGTATGGTGACAAGCAGCAGCCACTTGTCAACATCGACCTGGGGAGCATGGCCCTTGATGCATTGCGCAAGCGCAGCATGACAATTGAAGATATGAATACCAAATGATTCAGTCACTTTATACAACGACCATTATGTTAAGTGGATAAGTCGTTATCCACAGAATTAAGTGCATCAAAGTATTACATGACCAGTTATGCACAGGAATCTGTGGATAAAGTTGGCCAAAATCTGGGGACAAGTCGGTGGTGGCTAGCTGGCGGTCGGTGGCCGTGACCCCCCCCATGGCCGCTTTGGCGGGGGCGACTGTGGCGGCACTAAACACCTACAAAAAAAAAATTTAAAAAAATAAAAAATAATTTAACAAACAAGTCAAATTGTGCAAAAATGTCAACTCCATAAACAACGGAGTAAACGAATGAAATCTAAGCTAGCGACAGTGATCCTCAAAGGTCAGGAGTGGATCGTGATCGACACTGATGAGGAAAAAGACGGGAAGGTCTTCTGCACCTTAATGAGTCCAGATGGCACAACTGTTTTACACGCATGGGTCAATGTCAACGATATAGTGGGAATAATATGAATACACAAATGCTTATTAAGGTACGCCAGTTATTCAATGTGGATTATGTGCCGCGTAGTACAAACAGACATAATCAATTGCAATATGTCAAGGCATTAAGAATATTGGGTGATAAATGGTTAATCCATAAAAATAATGAAGTGCAGAAAATCCAGTGAAAAGTAATTTTGTAAATAACCCAGTCAGATTGAATGGAAACGTGCATGGCCACAAATTACAGATTTGTAATAAGTGCGCCATGAAAAAGCCGCCAGAGGGTGGGGTTGAGATGAGTGCGACCAGGTGGTTGTGTGCATCATGCTGGACCGATAGGATCACGGGTCGGAACTTAAAGCAAGTGAGGGGTTTGTGAAAGAAAATGTCTTTGCCCAGTGGGTGGACCGATATCAGCCTGACCCCGTCTTGTTTGTGCAGGAGGTTTTGGGGGTTGACCCTGATCCATGGCAGATTGAATTTTTGAAGGCTATTGCACGGGGTGATCGAAAGATATCTGTCCGGTCTGGCCACGGGGTGGGCAAGAGTACGGCAAGCAGCTGGGCCATGCTCTGGTACTTTATGACGCGGTCTCCAGTCAAGGTGGTGGTGACTGCACCGACAAGCTCTCAGCTTTATGACGCGATGTTTGCCGAGCTGAAGAGGTGGATCAATGCGATGCCTTTGCCTTTGCAGCAGTTACTCACTGTCAAGCAAGAGAGGATTGAATTTAATGCTGCACCGACTGAGATGTTTATTTCGGCCAGGACATCGAGGGCCGAGCAGCCGGAGGCTTTGCAGGGGATTCACTCAGAGAATGTAATGCTGGTGGCCGATGAGGCTAGTGGTGTGCCAGAGCAAGTGTTCGAGGCCGCGGCTGGAAGTATGTCGGGGCATAACGCGGTGACATTGTTACTGGGCAATCCGGTCAGGTCCAGTGGGTTTTTCTACGACACCCACACGCGCCTGGCCGATGAGTGGACCACATTCCAAGTGGCCTGCACCGACTCGCCCAGGGTGAGTGATGAGTACGTCAAAGAAATGGCCATGCGCTATGGCGAGGAAAGCAACGTCTACCGGATCAGGGTGATTGGTGAATTCCCCAAGGGGGATGATGACACTGTCATTGCCATGGATTTGCTGGAAAGCGCTTTGAATCGGGATGTCGCGCCAAGTGACTATGCGCCCATGATCTGGGGCTTGGATGTGGCGCGGTTTGGTAGTGACAGGTCAGCTCTGTGCAAGCGCCAGGGCAATGCGGTGACTGAGGCGATCAGGACATGGAAAAATCTGGACCTGATGCAATTGACTGGTGCGGTGGTGGCTGAGTATCAGGCGCTGCCACCCAGCCAGCAGCCAAAGGAAATACTGGTGGATAGCATTGGCCTTGGGGCTGGGGTGGTGGACCGGCTGCGAGAGCTGGGCCTGCCGGCCAGAGGGATCAATGTCTCAGAAAGCCCAGCGATGGGTGGGACTTACAGGAATCTCAAAGCTGAACTTTGGTACAAAGCACGGGCGTGGCTTGAGGCGCGGGACTGCAAGATGCCAAAGGATGAGGTCTTGATCGCTGAACTGGCCACAGTGCGGTACTCATTCACTTCAAACGGCAAGATCGCCATCGAGGGTAAAGACGAGATCAAGCGCAGAGGATTGCCAAGCCCTGACAAGGCCGATGCCTTTGTCCTGACATTTGCGTCTGATGCGATTGCAGGGATGTACGGGTCAAGTGGATCAGGAAAGTGGTCTCAGCCCCTGCGCAGAAACCTTGTGCGGGTTGCATAATTCGGGTATTGACAAACCAATGGGGGAAACCTATGAAGGCAATGAGTAAAGCGCAAAAGAAGGTTGGCAAGGTAATGGGTGAGTACAAAGCTGGCAAGCTCCACAGTGGTGGCACTGGCAAAATTGTTAAGAATCCTAAACAAGCCATTGCCATTGCAATGTCTGAAGCAAAGATGCCTATGCGCGGTCAGCGCACAGCAAAGAACAAGGCGAAAAAATAATGGCTACTATGCAGCGCACCATGAGCCAGGTCATGGACAAAGAAGAGGGCGAAGACATGGGCGCAGGCGAGAGCTGCCCCATGCCGACGCAACTTATTACCCTCAATCTGAAAAACCGCGCCAAGGCAATTACCAGCGCGGCCTATGGTCCTGAGAATCCCAAGCTGCCTAATGAGGCTTTTTGGCGTAAGAAGTCGGACCAGTGGGATGTGAGCATTGAAGACTCAAAGAAAAGCCTATGCGGTAACTGCGCGGCATTCAATGTGTCTGACAACATCAAAGAATGCATTGCCCAAGGCATTGGCATGGAAGCAGACCCATGGGGAACGATCAAGTTGGCCGATCTGGGTTACTGCGAAATCTTTGATTTCAAGTGCGCGGCAAGCAGAACGTGCGATGCATGGGTGGTCGGTGGTCCGAACACGGGTGAGCAAGAGGGCGAAGAATCTGAAGACTATGAAGAGGGAGAAGAGGAATGAAACAAGGTTTGTATTCCAACATTGCAGCCAAGAGAGAGCGTATCAAGTCCGGCTCTGGTGAAAAGATGCGCAAGCCTGGTGCTAAAGGCGCGCCATCAGCTGCTGACTTCAAAGCTGCGGCCAAGACTGCAAAGAAGCCAAAGAAATGAAGACCCCAGCCTGGCAGCGCAAAGAGGGCAAAAGCCCGACTGGCGGCTTAAATGCCAAGGGTCGTGCCAGTGCGAAGGCCGAGGGCATGAACTTGAAAGCGCCAGTCAAGTCTGGCGACAATCCAAGGCGCGCATCATTCTTGGCGCGGATGGGCAATATGCCTGGGCCTGAGATGAAGGCTGGTGAGCCGACCAGGCTGCTGCTGTCATTGAAGGCATGGGGTGCAAGCTCCAAGGCCGATGCCAAGGCCAAGGCGGCTGCAATATCTGCAAGAAATAAGGCAAAGAAATGATTTGTCCGATTGTCATTGCCACTGTCAAGGGCCATGGTCTGGCCGTATTGCTAGAGTCAATCAGGCAATACGCGCCAGAGTGTCCGGTCTATCTGCGCGGACCTGAGTCTGTCATTGAGCATTTTGATGCCGATTACAAAATCTTTGGCCAGCCAAGGAGCTTTGGCGAAGACTATAACGAGGTGATCGAAGCGGCCATGAAAGACTGGTCATCTTGCATTGTGGCCAATGACGATGTAGTGCTGACACCTACCAGCGTGAAGGTGCTGATGGAGGATGTGCAGATCGTAAAAAGCATGAACAGTGTCAAGCCTGGCTGGGTGGCGGCAAGGTGCGATGCGGCACGGCCTATCCAGAATGTGCGAATTAGCAAAGAGGGTGAGAAGCTCAGTGGCTATAAATTCCCGTCTGAAAACTACATCAGAATGAGCCAAGTGGTCAGCCCAATATTTGCATGGATATCAAGTGATGCTTTTTCGGAGGAAAAGTTTCCCCCTCTGAATTGGTACTCAGATGATGTGCATTGTATGGATTTGATAAAAAAAGGCTATGCACATTTTGTGTCAGCCAGTTATGTCCACCACATTGGCAGCAATACCATTGGCATGGAATTCCAAAAACTACATGAAGATGCAATGCCATGGCTCAAAGAGAATCGACCAGAATATGCGAAGGCATGGTTTGATTGATGTATTCGCGGTGGCCTATGAGCGCACCAATGAAATGCGGGTGTTTGTCCAGTCTTGGATAAATCAGAGCGCAGACAACTGGCGACTTACAGTCATTCACGATGGGCCAAGCACCGAGTTTGAGCAGGCAATGCGGCCACTGGCCAAGCAGATGCCAGAGAAAATCAAGTATTTTTGCACAGAGTCTAGATTCAACGACTACGGGCATTCTTTGAGGCAGATTGGGATTGAGCAGGCCACGGGCGATTATTTGCTGCTGACCAATGCGGATAATTACTTTATCCCCAGGGCGGTAGAGATTTTGAACGTGGCCACTGGGCAGCCTGATGTCATTTTGTTTGACATGGTGCATTCCCACAACCGGCCTGGCGGTAGAGATTTGCCGCCTTATTCTTACTTTGAAACAAGTTATAGGCGCAATTCAATTGATATAAGTGCAGCAATTGTGAAGACAGACAGAGCTAAAAAAGTTGGATTTCGAGACAAAGGCTATGCTGGAGATGCAAGCTATTTTGAAGATATCTTGCTAGATGATCAAAATATTTTGGTGGTAAAACTACCGCATATTTTGTTTGTTCACAATTAAAATTGATTTGAGCCATATATAAGGATTTTTGCATGAGTCACCAGCAGCAACTTAGTTTTGTGGCCAGTGTCAAAGACCAATTCCCAGAATACTTCAGCCAGACCAAGGTCTTGGAAGTTGGCTCTTTGAACATCAACGGCAGCGTCAGGCAGTTTTTTGAGAATCCAGACAAATACATTGGCTGTGACTTGGGCGAAGGCCCAGGGGTGGACATTGTCTACACCGGCCATGAGCTGCCATACCCAGACGGGATGTTTGATGTGGTGATCTCATGTGAGTGCTTTGAGCATGACAAGCACTGGGAAAAGACGTTTCAAAAGATGATTGACTTGGCGCGGGATGGTGGTCTGGTGATTTTCTCCTGTGCCACAATAGGCAGACCAGAGCATGGCACGAGTCGGGCATCACCGGTAGACGCGCCATTTACAAACGATTACTACCAAAATTTGAGGGAGGAAGATTTCAATGACTTCAAGCCTCTCTTCAAACAATACAAATTTGGCCAGTGCCTTAGTGCAAAAGACCTATATTTTTGGGGATTGAAATGAACGATATTGAAAACTTATCCACCGACATTGCAGCCAAAGAGCCAATGGATGATGCAGAGCTGCAAGCCATTGTCACGCAAGACCTGACCGATGCGGTGAGCTATGTTGACAGTGATCTGTCACCCACACGCGCCAAAGGGACTGAATACTATCGCGGTGATTTATTTGGCAATGAGGTCGAAGGCAACAGCAAGGTGGTGGCCATGGAGGTGCGAGACACTGTCTCGGCCATGCTGCCAAGCCTGATGCGCGTTTTCTTTAGTTCTGAGAATGTGGTCGAGTTTGCACCCCGTGGCCCAGAAGATGTGAAGATGGCCCAGCAGGCGACCGACTATGCCAACTATGTTTTCCAGAATGACAATAACGGGTTTCTGACCAGTTATGCCATTTTCAAAGATGCACTGGTCAGGAAATGTGGCATTGCCAAATTCTGGTGGGAAGACGAAGAGAAGGTCCGGATTGAAGAGTACACCGGCCTTGATGACCAGACCCTAGAAATGCTTATGCAAGAGCCTGGTGCTGAAGTCAAGATTGTGGTGTCTTACCCTGACCCAAGCATTGACGAATTGCAGATCAGCACTGTGGACCCAATGACTGGCCAGCCAGTTATGGCGCCCCCAGCCATGGTCCATGATGTGCAGATCAAGCGCATCACAAAGGATGGCCGGATCAGGATCATGGCCGTGCCACCCGAAGAGCTGCTACTGGACAGACGCGCCAGATCGTTTGATGATTCAACCATCATTGCCCACCGGCAAATGGCCACCATGGCTGATTTGTTGGCCATGGGTTATGACCAGGATGAAATTGAAGAGAATATGTCAACGACTGACTTGGACAGCAATGACGAATATTTAGCGCGTCAGCCACTGTCCACGACATTTGGCACAAATGACGCTGCCAATCCAATGATGCGCAGAGTGCTTTACATTGAAGCGTATTCCCGTGTGGACTACGATGGCGATGGCATTGCAGAGCTGCGCAAGGTCTGCTGCATGGGCGGTGGCTATAAGGTGGTGCGTAATCTGCCAGCAAGCTACATTCCCTTTGCTGATTTTCCCTGCGATCCAGAGCCACACACAAGCCCACTTGAGGCCATGTCGATTTTTGACATTACCCGCGACTTGCAAGAAATCAAGTCGGAAATACTCCGCAACACATTGGACAGTCTGGCCCAGAGCATTCACCCGCGCACAGCGGTGGTCGAAGGCCAAGTCAACATTGATGATGTCTTGAACAACGAGACGGGCGCGATCATTCGCATGAGAGCGCCTGGCATGGTCCAGCCTTTGACGACTCCATTTGTGGGTCAGGCTGCATTCCCGATGATGGAATACATGGACCAGATCAAAGAAGATCGCACCGGCATGAGCAAGGCCGCCATGGGTCTGAACGCTGATGCATTGCAGTCAAGCACTAAAGCAGCTGTAAACGCAACGATCAATGCCAGCCAAGGCCGGATTGAGCTGACAGCCCGAATCTTGGCCGAAGGCATGAAAAAGCTATTCAAAGGCATTTTGTTCTTGGCCACAACGCACCAGGACAAAGCCCGAATGGTGCGAATGCGCAATGAGTGGGTGCAGATCGATCCAAGATTCTGGGACACCAGCATGGATGCCAACATCAATATTGCCTTGGGCAATGGCGACACAAACGAGAAACTGCAAGCGCTGATGATGATCATGTCCAAGCAAGAGCAAATTCTGCAAACACTTGGCCCAACGAATCCCCTGGTCACGCCACAGCAATTTAGTAATACCCTGCGAAAAATCGTAGAGTTATCTGGATTTAAAGATTCAACCAGCTTTTTTCAGAATATCCCTGCCGACTATGTGCCACCCACGCCACCACAAAAGCCAAGCCCCGAAGAGGTGCTGGCTCAAGTGCAGGCTGAAAGTATCAAGGCCGACATCCAAAAGAAAGCGGCAGAGCTTGAGCTAAAGCGCCAGCAGATGATCATGGATGACGATCTGACTCGCGACAAAATGGCTCAAGATTTGTATCTCAAAAAGTATGAAATTGAGTTAAAGTACAAATCACAGATCAGCACAGCGGAAATTGACGCTGCGCAAAATATTGATCGTGAAGCAATGCGTCAGCAGGCATTGTTGGCCCAGCAGCAGGCGGCACAGTTTGTGTCCCAGCCGCAGCCACCAGCGCCTGAGATGATGCCCCCATCAACCTTTCAAGGAATGGCAC